CATTATGCTCGTGGTTTTGAAAACTATAGCAATGATGTGACTCCTATGAATCACGTTCATCACACCAACATTGTAAACAATGGTAGAAAAGATAAGTTGAAGGACTTGTTGATTACGCTTTATGACGTGTGGGTTTTTCGGGGTAAGGCTTGGGATAATTTGCCGAAGATTGCTTCTTGGACTCCGTTAGATCATGCAACTATGCCACCTGATGTGTTTGATTGGTTGAAGAAACCTAATGTTGTTCCTATTGCTATGAGTCCGCATGGTGTTCGTCAGATGCAGGAGAATGGTTTGGAGTGTGAATATGTTCCGCATGCTGTTGATACTTCTGTGGTGAAACCTACTTATAAAGTTGCTGGTGTTGACACTCGTAAGTGGATGAATTTAGATAAAAATGATTTTGTTGTTGGCATGAACGCAGCTAATAAGGCTGGCGGGTTGTTGCACCGTAAAGCCTTTGCCGAGAACATTATGGCTTTCAGTATTTTCGCTAAGGATAAGCCTGATGCAAAACTTTATTTGCATACAGACCCGTTTGGTGGTGCTGGTGGCTGGAATCTGTTTGTGTTGTGTGAGTCTCTTGGTATCAAACCTGAGCAGATTATTTTCCCTAACATGGCTGACTACAAGTATGGTATTAGCACTGAGACGTTAGCTGCTTTCTATACGACTATGGATGTGATGCTTGCCCCTTCGTATGGTGAAGGTTTTGGAGTTCCAACTATTGAAGCACAAGCCTGTGGGACAAGAGTGATTGGCTCTAACTGGGCAGCTACCCCTGACCTTGTTTCGGAAGATTGTTGGCTTGTTGATGGTCAGCCTTCTTGGGATGCAGCCCAGAACGCTTGGTGGAGAGTTCCTAGTATTCCTAGTATTGTGAACGCTTTGGAAGAATCGTATAAGGTTCGTGGCACTAGGTCACAGGCGAGCATAGATTTTGTGAAGCAGTTTGATGTTGAGACTGTGTGGGAGAATCATTGGATTCCGTTGCTGAAGAAGTTACTTGCGTGAAACTAATTGTTCCTGTTTTGAACAGGTTTGATTTGCTAAAGCGTATGGTAGAGAGCATTGACGTTGAAGCAACAGTTTATGTCATCAACAACTCTGGTGTAATACAAGATGATTTTTATTGTGAGAATCCTTTAGTAAATGTTCATTGGTTAGAGTTGCCTACTAATCTTGGTGTGGCTTCTTCATGGAACTTAGGTATCAAGATGTTGCCGTTTGAGTCACGCTGGTTTATTACTTCGGCAGATACTTGGTTTCAACCTGGTGCTTTGACTTTGTTGGAGACCGCTAAAGATGATGCTGTTACTTTGGCAGAGTCTTTTCCGTACTGGCAAACTTTTGCTGTCGGTCAGAAGATTGTCGAACAGATCGGTTTATTTGATGAAGCTTTACATCCTATCTATTTTGAAGATAACGACTATGAGCGTAGGGTAACTAATGCTGGGTTGCGTATAGATAGATTGCCACTTGCTTTAGGGCATGACAATAGTTCCACAATAAAGAGTAGCTCTAAGTTTACTGACAGAAACAATGTTACTTTTGCCGATAATAGCTCGTATTTCAATCAGAAACAGGTTGATGGCAGGTTTGATGAAGGTAGATGGAGTTTGATTAGAAGGAGAGTAAATTCTTGGGATTAGTTGTTATTACGGGTGTCGCAGGGTTTCTTGGTTCACATCTTGCTGATGCTTATTTGGCTAAGGGCTGGAAGGTTCGTGGCATAGATAATCTGCTTGGTGGCAGTTTAGAGAATGTGCCTGAAGGTGTGCATCTCTATAAAGTTGACTTGGATGATTTACAGGCCATTACCCCTATTTTTACTGGTGCTGACCTTGTGATTCATGCTGCGTGTACTGCTTATGAAGGTTTGAGTGTTTTTAGCCCTAGCCTTGTTGTCAGGAATACTGTGCAGATAAGTGTGAACGCTATGACTGCAAGCATTAAGGCTGGTGTCCCTAAGTTTATTTACATGTCATCTATGGCACGTTACGGGGATAACGGTGGCAATGTGTTTGATGAGACTTTGACTCCTAAGCCACAAGATCCGTATGGTATTGCTAAGTTGTCGGCAGAGCGTTTGCTTGAAAACATGGCTAAGGTTCATGGTGTTGATTTAGTTGTGCTTGTGCCACATAACATTGTTGGTGCTAGACAGAAGTTTGATGACCCGTTTAGGAATGTTGCAAGCATTATGGCTAACAGGATGTTGCAGGGTAAGCAGCCAATTATTTATGGTGATGGTAGTCAGCAACGGTGCTTTAGTTTCATTGAAGATGTTATTGCACCTATTTTGGTGGCGTGTGAGTCTGATGAAGCTGTGGGTCAGGTAATCAACATTGGCCCTGATGAGTCACCTATAACTATTTTGAACCTGGCTGAGAGACTTGCAGAGATTATTGGTTTTGAGTTAGAGCCTACTTTTGTGCTTGGTAGGCCGCAGGAAGTGGCTGTGGCATTGTGTAGCTCTGATAAGGCTCGTGAGTTGTTGAATTATGAGACTACTGTTTCTTTGCAGGATGGTTTGCGTGATTTGGTGGATTGGATTAGACCTAGAGTGAAAGAGTTTGAGTATCATCTTCCGATTGAGATTCAGTCTGATTTGACCCCTAAGACGTGGACTCAGAAACTCATTTGAAAACTTTACAGGAAGCCTATGAGCCTTATCAAATGCCTGATTGTGGTGGCGATAAAGGTACGGCTCACAGTTACATAGAAATTTATGGTCAAAACATTCCTGCAGCTAAAAACAAGTCTTTGTTGGAGATTGGTGTTTGGGCTGGTCATTCGCTAAAGATGTGGGCTGACTATTTACCTGATTCTCGGATTGTCGGTTTGGACATTGATTTGTCTAGGTTGCTCTGGCAGGGTGATACTTTTGAAGTTTTGCTTTGTGATGCGACTGTGCAAAGCCAAATAAAGGAATTAGTTACAGGTAAGTTTGACTACATTATTGATGATGGTTCTCACGCTGTTGAAGCTCAAATAACTGCTTTGTATAACTTGTGGGACTATTTAAATGTCGGTGGCAAGTATTTTATTGAAGATGTTGTTAGCGTTGATGTTGCTAATACTTTGGCTCAAAGAATCTATAACTTTACGGGAATAAACCCTAAAATCTATGATTTTACTTCTGTCAAGGGCAGAAGTGATGATGTGCTTATTCAGGTCACTAAGATAAACTAATAGTAAAGACAAGGAGTAAACATGCCTGTTGTCAACGGCTATGCGAGCCTAAACGACTTGAAAACTGCGCTAAGGATTCAAGATGGCGTAGATGATTCACTGCTGGAGCTGGCTTTGGAGTCTGCTTCTCGTATGGTGGATGAATACACTATGCGCTATTTCTATAACGCTGGTACGGCTACTAGGGTGTTTGTGCCTAACCACAATGACATGGTTGCTATTGATGATGCTGTTTCTATTTCATCTGTCGCTGTTTCTACTTTGTTGAACAAGACTTTTGATCAGGTTTGGTCTGAAGTTGACTACCAGTTAGAGCCACTAAATAGCATGGCTGATGGTTTGGCTGGTTGGCCTATAACTCGTATTCGTGCTGTGGGAACTTATGAGTTCCCTGACGGTAATACTCGCTACCGTTTTGAAGGTCGTTATGGTCAGGAAGAAGTTGCGACAGTCCAGGTTACTGGTGTGTGGGGTTGGGCAGCTGTGCCGACTGCTGTAAAGCAAGCAACTATCATCCAAGCTATGCGTATTTTTAAACGTCTTGATTCTCCGCTTGGTGTTATTTCTAGCCCAGACACAGGCTATTTTAGGGTTTCTAGCCGCATAGATCCTGATGTTGCTATGTTGTTGAACTCGTATCGGAAGATTAGGAATCAAGGCTAGTGGCTGGTCTTACAGATCTTCGTGATGGTTTAGTAGAAAATCTTTCAACTATTGTTGGGCTAAGAGTTACTGCCTTTACACCAGATAATCCGAACCCCCCTATGGCTATTATTAGTCCACAAGGAATTGAATACCACAAAGCTTTTAAAAATGGCTTTAATACTTACACTTTTACTATTTCAGTTTTTGTTGGCAGAGTTTCTGAGCGCTCTGCTCAACAAAACCTTGATGCCTACTGTGCGCCTACTGGGGCGTTTAGTATAAAAAGTGCGATAGAATCAGATAGGACACTATCAGGTCGTTGTTTTGATTTGATAGTATCTGATATGAGAAACTACGGCTCAGTAACTATTGGCGAAAACACATATCTGACAGCAGAGTTTGACTGTGCTGTTCAAGCAAACTAGGAGACATTAAATGGCAGTTTATGTAGCAACAGACCACAAGATTACGGTTAACGGAAGCGCATTGTCTAATGTTCTTCAGAGCGTAAGCCTTGATCTTTCAGCAGATGAAATTGAAACCACAGCTTTTGGTAGCGGTTTCAGAACCCGTATTGCAGGTTTGAAGTCTGGGTCTGTGACTCTAAACTTCTTCCAGGACTTTGCAGCTGGTTCTGTAGATGCTCTTCTGCAGCCACTCTTCCAAGCAGGTTCATACGCTACTGTAGTAATTACACCGACAAGCAGTGCAGTTTCAGCAACCAACCCTTCATACACTGCATTATGCCTTGTTTCACAGTATCAGCCATTCTCGGCATCAGTCGGGGATATAGCCACACTATCTGTTACATTCCCGACATCGGGTACTGTAACTCGTGCAACAGCCTAATAACTAAGGAAAAAATTGAAAATCAACCTACGCATTGAATTTGTTTCTGGTGACGAAAAAGAGATTACTTGCTCGGCTTCTGACATGGTTAAGTTTGAATCTAAATTTGACCTGTCAGTTGCTGTGCTTGAATCTAACGTCAAGCTAACTCACCTACTTTATCTCGCTTATCTTGCAGAGTCTCGCACTAAGTCCACTACAAAAGAATTTGATGTGTGGGTTGATGATGTGGCTTCTATTAAGGCTAGTGAAAACGACCCAAAATAGTTGGGTTGGGCGATAGTTCAGCCCATTGGTACATTGCTTCTTTAGCAGTGGAAACTGGTATTAGCCCAACTGCTTTGATGGAATGTGATGATCGCATGTTGTGGACTATAGGTAGGTACATGATTTGGCGTAGCCAGCAACAATCTCGTTGATAGAATAGATGTGATTGGTGGTGTTTTGTGGCTCGTGAAGTTAGTTATGTAACTAAAGGTCAGCGGACTGGGCTGTATCTAACCGATTATAACGATCTGATTCGTGAGTTAAATCGTATCCAACCTACCCTTGTCAAAGGTTTGCAAAAGGATTACAAGAGAATTGCTAAGCCTGTACAAACTGCTGTAAAAACTGGTATTCCTGTTGCGCCACCTACTAGCGGTATTCACCATAAGAATCCACAAAGAAATAGGTCGGGTTTTTATCCTGTCGTAATGCCTGGTCGTGTGACTTGGGGTGCTAACTACCAGAATAAGAGCAGACCTGTTAGATCTGTTTTTATTGAAACCCCAGCTGTTTCTAAGGCTTCTCGTACTATGAAACGGTTTGGGACTGGCGCTTTTTCTGTTGCTCGTTTGAGAGTAAATAATGCTGCTGTTGTTTTAGCTGACATGGCTGGTTCGTCTGGTAAGTACATTGATAAGTACCCTAGGACTAGGGAATATGACTATAGCCGGAGCAAGACAGGTAAGAGAAGGCACAGAATTAATGGTCAGGGTCGTGCGATGATTCGTGCTTTGGGTGGTAAGCCTTCTCGTTTTGCATGGCCAGGAGCTAATAAGGCTTTGCCGAAGGCTAAGGCCGAAACTAAAACTGTTTTGGCTAAGGCTTTTACTGTCATTAACAGAAGGATGGTGTCTTAATGGCTGGCTCTATTTTTATTCCTTTAGTTTCTATTTTTGATGCTAAGGGTATTCGTGAAGCTAAGAGTGGTATGGCTGCTCTTGGTGGGGTTGTAAAGAATCTTAGGGGTGCGGCTGTTGCTGCGGCTGCTTCTTTTGCAGCTGTAAAGATAGGTGAATTTGTACAGCAATCTGTTACTGAAGCTCGTGATCTTGAGCGTAACATGGTTGGTTTGAGTAACGTCTTTGGTGGTTTGTCTCCTGAGATGAAGAAGTTTGCTGCGGATGCTTCTGCTATTGGTTTGAGCCAGGTTGAAGCTTCTAGGGCTTCTACTTTCTTAGGTTCTGTTTTGAAACAGTCTGGCTTCGAGATGAGTACTGTTGCCGGAGAAACTAAAAACCTTGTTGGTTTGGCTTCTGACCTTGCGGCTACTTATGGCTATGACGTGTCTGAAGCGTTGACTGGTATGACGGCTTTGTTTCGTGGTGAGTATGACCCGATAGAGAAGTTCGGTGTTGCTATGAAGCAGTCCGAAGTTAATGCTGTGTTGGCTGCTCGTGGTCAGAATAAGTTGACTGGTGCGACTTTGCGTAATGCTACTGCTCAGGCTCGTTTGGACATTTTGTATTCTCGTTCTAAAGATGCCCAGGGCGCTTATGCCGAGCAGTCCGGCAGTTTGTTTGTTGCTCAAACACAGCTGAAGGCTTCTTTCGATAACTTGAAGGCTTCTTTGGGTGCTTCTATGACTGGGCCGTTGGCTACTTTGTTGGCTTCTTTTGTGCCTATTGTAGAGATTTTGGGTAAGGTTCTTGCACCTATTTTTGCTGGCATAGGTAAGTCTATTGAGCGTTTAGCTCCGTTGCTTGTTACTTTGGGTGAAGTATTTTTGATTTTGTTTGAAGCTATTGCTCCTATTCAAAAGGTGTTGATGGAGTTGATTACTCCTTTGCTAAATCCTTTAGTTGGAATTATGAGATTGCTTATTGCAGTTATCAAGCCTTTGATTCCTGTGATTACTTTGCTTGCAAATGTTTTAGGCGCAATACTGCTACCTATTGTCACAGGCATAAATATTGCTATGACATTATTGATTCAAGGTATTATGGCGTTCTTTGATTTACTTTCTAAGATTCCTTATGTTGGTGATGCTTTTAAGAGCATGAACTCTGGTTTAGAATCTTTGAACAGTCAGATGAGTGCTGTAAATGACAAGATTATGTTTACTTCTGATTCTGCTCAATTAATGACTGACCAGTTTTCTAAGAAGATTGACTCTAATCCTGTTGATGGTGCTGGTAAGGCTATTGAGAAAGCTGGTGACAAAGCTACTAAGGCTTCTGAGAAGATAAAAGATTTCTTAGATAACGCTCTTGGTATTCAAAGGTCTTTTATTGACAGCATGAACATTACAGGTTTGCTTGATGCAAACAATAAAGAAATTGTGCAAAGTATCACTTACATTGACGGCAAGTTTAAAACTGTTGTTTCTTCTGCAACTAAATCTTCTGGTGACATTGTTTCTGCTTTCAAAGACAAACTAAGTGGTATAAAAGGTTTTTACCAAGATCTAAATAAATTAATTACAGCCAAGCTAGATCCTGAATTGATTGCGCAAATCTCTAGTGCTGGGGTTGAAGCTGGTGGGGCTACTGCTAAAGCAATTTTGGAATCTGGTACTGAAGGTATTAAGAGCCTAAATAATACTTTTACTGGCATTAAAAAGATTGCTGGCAACATTGGTTTTAAGACTGCCAAGGTTATGCAGGATACTGGTTCTGAGATTGGTAATGGTCTTATTGATGGGTTGGCAGCTCAGGCTCAAAGACTTAATGATGTTGCAGAGCAGATGGGTAAAGATTTTGCTGGTGCTTTTGATAATGGCCTAAATAGTAAGGAAACACCTAAAGTAACAGAAATTATCCCAAAGGGGTATTCGTCTGGTGCAGGAACTTTTGTGGGAACAAAAAAGGCATTATCTACTTCTTTATACCCAAAAGACTTAAAGCTTATGCTTGGTAAAGATGTAGCGAATCCTTTTACTGGTTTGAAGAATCCCTATGAAGGCAAGGGTAATGGTACTTTTGGTGAGTTTAAAGATTGGGCTGAATCTAATCAGAAAAAACAGCAAGAGTTTCAAACATATCTCACTAAAGCTACTGAATACAAGATTGCTATTAATGTTGCTCCTGGGGCTAGTGTTGGTGCTATTAATGATGCTTTGATTGCAGCTATTCAGGAGTATGAACGTAAAAAGGGGAAACTTAAGTAATGGGTCTAAATAAAGCCAAAATTGTTATTGTTTTAAATGATGACAGTAACAGTTGGGATGTGACAAGCAACGTTACTTCTGTTTCTACAAGTGTCGGTAAAAATAGGTTGCTAGATAGATTTCAACCTGGTACTGCACAGATTAATTTGACTAATTTTAATCGTGAGTTTGACCCACTAAATACTAGCTCTGCTTTTTATGGGGCTGTTATACCGAAAGCGTCTAAGGTTTACATTACTTTTGAGCGTGCAGGTGTTCCTACTAGCAGGTTTATTTTTGTTGGTTACATTGATGATTGGGCTTTTGATTATACGGTTGATGGTCAGGCTACGGCTTCTTTTGGTGCTTCTGAAGCTACGGCTTTGTTTGTTAGACAATTTATAAAGAGTTCGAGTTTTCCTGCTGAATTAAGTGGGGCTAGAATCAATCGTATTTTAACTGACTTAAATGTTCTTTATGACGATATTGTTCCTTCTGCTGGTGCTTCTATTGATGCTGGTACGCAAATGCTTGATGCAGATACTAATTGTGCCGGTCAAAATGTTTTAGAGTATCTAAATAATGTCGCTGTAAGTGAACAAGGTGCTTTTTTCTATGACACTACAGGTGCTTTGTTTTTTGAAGATAACGCTACAAGTGCAACTAACACCGTAAATGATGCTAATAGGTTGTTTACTGATGATGGTACGGCTAATGCCTACCAGTACAGCAACATTGAAATAGGTTATTCTTCAGAACTTTTGTATAACGAAATACAAGTTTTGGGTGCTGCAAGTGGAACTGCTATTGCTACTGATGCTGCATCTCAGGCTCTTTACAGTAAGGCTCAATTAGATGTAGAAAACATTTTCTATAGTAATAATTCAAGGTTGGCAAATTTGGGCGGTCTTTTAATCACTAAGTATTCAACACCTGAGTATCGTATAAATTCTGTGGTTGTGCCGTTTATTGCTCTTACTGATGCGCAACAAGATGGTCTTCTTGCTTTTGCTCGTATAAATGGTTTTATGAAAGTAAAGTTTACGCCTAGCGGTGGTGGTGCTGCTGTTGAAAAGTATGTCAAAGTTATTGGTATTGATCATGTAATTGAGCTTGACAATCATCAGGTAAAGTATTATTTTGAGAGTTTGCGTAATCCATTTCTTGTTTTGGATGATGTTGAGTTCGGTAAACTGGACACATACGCTTTGAGTTTTTAAGGAGAAATAGATGAGTGCTACAACTGTTTTTACTGCTGGGCAGGTGCTGAGTGCTTCTGCTTTGAACGGTAACTTTTCTAAGTTGCCTTACGCTTATGCTGCTGGAACTGCTAACTCAACGACAGGTACTTTAGCTCCTGATGGTGCTATTTCAGTTGCCGTAACTTTTCCTGCAAGCCGTTTCAATGTTGCGCCTATTGTCCAGGCTTGGGCTAGTAACAACAGGTATATAGCTTTCGCTAATGACATTACATCTGGTACAGCAAACATTACTGTAAGAAATGTGTCTGCTGGTACGGGTGCTTCAGAAACTATTTATTGGACTGCTGTGCAGATGACTTCTGGAACGGCTGCTGGCTAATGACTGAAGTAAAACGCCCTAACAATAGTGAACTTTTACAAAGAATTGTTGATGACATGTCCATAATTAAAACAGACATTGCTGTAATCAAAAAGGATGTCACTATTCACTCCGATCTTGTTATTGACCATGAAGCTCGTATTCGTGAGTTGGAGAAGGCTCGCTGGCAGTCTGCTTGGGTTACAGGTGTTTTATCTGCTGTTATTACTTCATCAATCGTTGGAGTGTTAGTTAAACTAATTCAATAGGAAGGCGTTATGCCAAAGTTGACAAAACTTTTAGTTGTTTTGTTTTTGGCATTTGCACCGATTCTGACCTTTACACCTACGGCACAGGCAGAACCCTTACAGGGTTTAGGTGTAAGTGTTTATACATACGACCCTAGGGTGTTGCCTGAGCGACAAGCCCATTATCCTTGTGTGTCTGCTGACGTGTGGACTTCTGTATCTAACATTGATGCTAATTGGGGTGATGGCGTTGTAGCTGGTTGCCAGTCTGACCATGTTGTTGTTCATTATTCGGGCTTTTTGACTGCCCCTAAGTCTGGGAATGTTGTTTTCAGGTCTTGGGCTGATGATGGTTTCTATTTTGCTTTGGATGGCATGTGGATTATTGATGACTGGTTTGTGAAGGGTTGTGATGGGGGTTCGGCTGTCGTGCCTTTGGTGACTGGGCAGAAGTATAGGGTTGATGCTTGGTTTTATGAGTTTGGTGGCGGTGCTTGTAATAGGTTGTCTTGGGATGTTGATGGGGTGATGTCTCCTGTGCCTGGGTCTGTGTTTTCTTATGATGGTGTGAGAGTTGAGCCACCTGTTGACCCTGTAGATCCACCTGTTGACCCACCCGTTGACCCACCCGTTGACCCTGTTGACCCTGAGCCACCTGTTGTTGAGCCTGAACCTGTCAAGCCACCTGTTGAGCCTGTGAAGCTACCTGTGGTGGAAGAGCCTGTGGTGGAAGTTCCTGTTGTTGAGCCGTCTGTGACTGACTTAGATTTGGCTGACATTGACCCACAGAGCCTTTCTGATGCTGACGTAGCATTGCTGTTGGAAGATGCTTTGCAGACCTTTGAGACGGCTGTTGAAGGCTCGGAAGAGTATCTTCAGGCTTTGGAACAACTTATGATTGTTGCTCAGGCAGATGACATTGTGATTTCGGAAGAGTTAGCTGCTGTGCCTGTGTTGGGTGCAACGGTTGTGGGTTTGACTAATGCTTTGAACGCTCTCGGTAACTTTGGTGCGGACATGTCCCCGAAGGTTAGAGCTGTGGCAGAGAAATCTGTTGTGTCGGCAGTGATTGTGACACAGATAGCGACTACGGCAGTTGGGCTGACTGTCTCAGCATCATCACCTATAAGGAGAATAGTATGAGAAATTTTTTGAATGACATTGTTGCACAGATTTGGACTGTGTTGGGAATGTTTGTTGCTTGGATTGTGTTGGAAGGCTCTGCGAAGAGTGTTGTTGGCTGGTGTATTCTTGTTGTATTAGCGGTGTGGATTGTCACGTTTCGCTTACGCAACCCGAAGGAGTAATTATGTCTGCTGTATATTTTGAGCCGTTTCCTGCTAGTACTCGTAATGATGAGTTTGGCAATCTTGCGCCTTACCGTAATGGCAGACCGCATAGGGGTCAGGACTGGAGTCCAAAGGAACTTAGCCCGATTAAGGCGATTACTGATGGAACAGTTTTTTTGAGTGAGTGGTCTGACGTGTTGGGTTGGTTCTTAGTTCATTCAACTAAGGATGGCATGTGGGTTTTGTATGCTCACTTGGCGAAGCAGTCTGATCTGAAAAAGGGTGACAAGGTTGTTGGTGGCGAGACTATTTTGGGTAAGGTTGGCGGTGGCAAATACAAGTCAGGTTCGGCTTCGACTGGCGCACACCTACACATGAGTATCGGTAAAGCTAACAAGGCTTACAGTAACCCTGAGATTCATTTGTCTGCTTACGAAGATCTAGTTGACCCTTTGAAGCACATTCTTGCTAATAAGGCTAAGTAATGTTTTCTTGGGTAAAGCAAATCGTTGACGTTCTAGGTTTTTTGGCTTGGCGTGGCTTCGGCATTTTCTTGTTTATTCTTGGTGGCTCGGCTGGTGTGGGCGCAGCTTTGACAGGGAACTGGCTTGATGGTGTAGTTATTGCTTGGGGAACTTTGATGATTGGTGTTATCGGGGCTGTAGGCTATGCCATTGCTACTACTGGCACTGTCACTAAGGAAGATGTCGCTAAGGCTTCTAATGATGCCATTCAGAAGGTAAAAGAGAACGAGAAGAAGTAACTTAGCGGTTACATTCTGTTTTGTCACCTAACGGTTACTTGTAAGGGCTTCTGTAGCGTTTCGTTCTGTCCGTCTATGAGTTCTACGTTCTATGGGGGTTAGTCCACCCCAAATACCAAATGGTTCTATTGCTTCTATAGCGTAGGTTCTACAACTTTGCAGGACTGGACATTCGGAACACATTTGTTTAGCCCAGATTGTGTCTTGATAGCCACCGTTGCCTGGTTCTGGGAAGAACGCATCTGGAAAGTTTTGGCATGGTGTCTCACCGACTTCTTCTATTTCTTGTAGTAAAGAAAATAGTTTCTGTGTTACTGGTATTTGTCGGTGGTTTGTCATACACTTACCATACTGACAATCCCGTCAGAAGTAAAATCGGAAAAGGGTTATGACTAATAAATTAGATCACAAACTGTTTGGTAAAGCTGTATTGGTTGGAGACTTTGAAAATCAGAGTCCTAAGTGGCATGAGCTTCGTGCTGGTGGCATTGGTGGTTCACAGGTAGGCACTATTTTAGGGTTGAACCCTTGGGAGTCTGCTTACACGTTGTGGGCGAAACTGTCTAACAAGATTGACGATAGTTTTCAGCAAAATGAGAAGATGCGTTGGGGAACACTTGTTGAGCCAGTAATCTTTAAGGAGTGGGGTTTGTTGAACCCTGAGTATGAAATGTTTGAAACTGGTACTTGGGCTGACGGTTGGAAACACGCTAACCCTGACGGCATCCTGAAGATCGGTGATGACTACGGTTTGTTGGAGATTAAGACTGCTGGCTATCGTTGGGACACTATTCCTGACCATTATGCGGCGCAATGTATGTGGTACATGGAGTTACTTGGTTTGAAGTGGTGCAAGGTTGTTGTGCTGTTCCAGGGTAATGAGTTGCAGACTTTTCATTTGGATTATGATTCTGAGTTTGCTTTCTACATGAACTCTCGTGTTGCAGAGTTTTGGGACAAGTTGGCTAAGGATGTAGCTCCTGATTGGGATGGCTCTGATTCAACGTTTCAGACTGTGCGTGTTATGAACCCTGACATTGTTGATGAAGAAGTCGAGTTAGGTGTTTTAGGTTCTGATTTTGTTTATGCACAGGCAGAACTTGATTTGACTACTGCAACTGTTACAGAGTTGAAAAGCAAGATATTAGACAAAATGGGCAAAGCAAAGTATGGTTTGCTTAACGGCAAGGTT